CAGCGAGTCTCAACGTATCTCAGCCCCATCGGCGCCTTGAGCGTTAGTCCTAGCTGGATGCGAAATCTTGTGGCGATCCCGCCATTCTTTTTCGTCGTGTTATTTAGGATTACCAATCATGGCTCAGCCGCCCGTCGCTCCTTTCCTGTCGACTGCGAACTCGTTCTCCAAAGAAGAGCGCATCGCTTTCGAAAACGTCCTCGAAGGCTTCAATGACCAAATGGTCATGTCGAAGGCCGTAACCGTGTTCCACAACGATCAGACCGCAATGGCTCGCCAAGGCGACGTCATCCGCCGTCCGATGCCCTACATCGCGCGCTCGTTCACCGGCCTCGACCAGTCGGCGAACTTCGCTGGCAAGACGCAGTTGACCATCCCGGCCGCCATCGACACGATCCGCAGCTCCCCGTGGCTGATGGACGCGACCGAACTGCGCGACGCACTGCAAGAAAATCGCCTGGGCGCCGCTGCAAAGCAAAAGATCGCCTCCGACATCAACGTCGACGTCGTGAACGCTGTATCGCAGCTCGGCTCACTCGTCGTGAAGCGTACCGTCGCCGCAACCGGCTTCGACGATCTGGCGCAAGCTGATTCGCTGATGAACGAAAGCGGCATCGACTACGACGGCCGCTACTCGGTGTTCGGCTCGCGTGACTACAACGCAATGGCCGGCAACCTGGCATCGCGCGCGTATCTGGTCGAAGGCCAGAAGGCTGCGAACGCCTATGAAATGGCAACGGTCGGCCGCCAAGTGGCAGGCTTCGAGCGCGTTCTGAAGGCTGACTACCTCGCGCGTCTGACGGCTGCTGCTGGCGTGACGGTCACGGTCAACGGTGCGAACCAGTTCACCACGCCGAAAGCACTGAACGCATCGCCGAGCGGCCCGCTTCAGTCGAACGTCGACAACCGCCTGCAAGCACTGGCGATCACCGTCACGTCGGGCACGGTCAAGGTTGGCGACGCATTCACCATCGCTGGCGTGAACAACGTCCATCCGATCACGAAGATCGACACCGGACAGCTCAAGACGTTCCGCGTGGTCGGCATCGTTTCGGGTGCGGGCGGTACGGGCACGATCACGATTGCTCCGGCGATCATCAGCGGTCAGGGCGCAACGGACGCAGAACTGTCGTACAAGAACGTCACCGCAACGCCGGCATCGGGCGCAGCGATCACCTGGCTGAACACCGTTTCGACGGGCGTGAACTGCTTCTGGAAGAAGGAAGCGGTCGAAATCCTGCCGGGCCGCCTCGCAGTTCCGAGCGATCAAGGTATGGCTGTGATGCGCGGCACGACCGATCAAGGCATCGAGATCGTGATGGCGAAGCAAGCCAACATCAAGAACTATCAGTCGCTGTACCGGATTGACGCGTTCTACGGTGTGTCGGTCACCAACCCTGAAATGGCCGGCATCATCTTGTTCAACCAAACGTAAGCAACGTTTCTCGGGCGCCCTTCGGGGCGCTCCGCTTACCTTTGGGAGATTTCAATGGCTGCGACCAGCGAGGCGCGCGCGCTTCCGTTTTTCACCGATCTTTTCGGGCAACCACTCGAATCCGGCTCGATCTATATTGGTCAGGCCGGGCTCGATCCCGTCGCCTATCCGCAGACGGTCTATTCAGATCCGTCGAGCACAACTGTCCTTGCGCAGCCAGCCCGCACCGTTCACGGTCACGCGGTATCTGCCGGCGCGCAGGTTCACATGTACACGCAGGTTCCGTACTCGATCACTATTCTGGACGCAGCCGGCCGAACGGTCTACTCGTCGCTCAACGAGATCGACCCGACGCTTTCGACGTTCACCAAGACGACGGTTCAGAGCGCGGGCAGCTTCGCCGAACTTCGCGCGCGCTCAGGCGCATCTACCAATCAGGTCTACGTGACTGGTTGGGGATCGTACGTCTACGCGGCTTCTGACAACACGTCACCCGAGGATATTCCGTTCATCATCGTCGGAAACGATGGATCGCGCTATTACAAGACCAGCGAAGTCGGCCTATTCCCTTGGCTGAAGGTCAATACGCCGTCCGTCAATTTCGCCTCTCAAGGCGGCTGGATGAGCTGGAACGACGCCACAGACGGCACGACGTGGCTCACGAACAACAAGGGCGCAGGCGTCGGCGGCTTCGTGTTCCGCAACATCAACGCGAACAACACGTCAGAACTCGGGCGCGTCTCGGTGACGCCGAATGGCGGCCTAACGACGACCGACTTCATCAACAGCGGCGGCAAGATCACGTCCCTGGCTGGCGACATTCAATCCGCTGGAAACCTGATCGCTGCCGGTGGCCGGGTGGCTGTCACTGCTGACGGCACGCGTTCGCTCGCGTGGGACCCAACCAATCAGCAATACGTCTTTGCGACGTCGCCTGTCCTGATTCAAAACTCGCTAGCCGTGACGCAGGCGTCGCTCGTGTCGAACCAGCTCGCCAACGGTGTAGGGGCGTATGCGGTCGGCAATGTCACCGGTCCAGTACCGACATTCCCTGGCACATGGCAGGGCACCGGCACCGCGCAGGGCGGCGTCTATCTCTGGATACGGATCGCGTAAATGGAATACAAGGCAATCACCAATCCCGTCTGGACCGACGCGAGCCATTCGATGATCGCCATTCAGATCGTCTTTCCCTCGATCGGTCAAACGCCGCTGAAGTTCGTTGCGTCTCCGAATGACGTAATGGGCTACGGCCGCGAAATCTACGCGGATCTTGTCGCTGGCAAATATGGAACAATCGCAGAGGCGACACAATGACAACGATTAACGACCTTTGCGTCGCAAGTTCATTCTCACCGGATGACAAGCTGCCGATGTGGAGCAACGCGAACGGGGTAACTCGCGCGCTGCCGCTCTCCGTCCTGACGGCTCAATTTCTCACCGCGGACTCGATCAATCAGCTTGCCGCAAGCGCAACGACTGAAACGTTTGTGTCCGGCTCGGGCTTCACGCCTGGCGTCACGACGTCGATCACGCTGGCGAACCAGTACCTGTCGAAGAACAACATTGAGGTTTTCTTCGATGCGTCGTTCCAAGGACCGGACCAATTCACGCTCGTCGGCAATACGCTCGCTTTCATTTCTCCTATTCCTGTAGGAGTGCAGAGCGTCTACGTGCGCGGTGGCGCTACTCGCCTGACCGGCGCGCCGTCCGATGGAACGGTCACTGACGCCAAGGTCGCGAGCGGCTCGAAGCTGTACAACCGGATCAACGACCTGATCGACGTGCGCGACTACGGCGCCGTTGGTAATGGCATTGTCGACGACACGGCGGCGATTCAGGCTGCGGTCAACGCGATCATGGCGCTTCCTGCTGGCGGTCGGCTGTACGCGCCGGCGGGCACGTATCTGATCAACTTCGCGATCTCGATCCCGAAGAACACGAGCAAGACGCTACGCTTCTTTGGCGACGGTGCGGCCACCATTTTCAAGGCTGGCCCGTCCCTCGTGTCAGGCGCCGTATTCAACCTCGGAGCGGGAAGTTCTGCGGCGGGCGGCATGGACTGCGTCATCAGTTCGATGAACATTCAGCCGCAGGTCGGCACGAATCACACCGGGTTCGTCTGCCTGAACATGAACGGCATCATCTTCGAGGATGTGCACTTCGGCGCCGTTCAGAACGGCGTGACGCTGAATTCCTGTTTCGCGACGCGCTTTATTGGCTGCCAATGGATTCTGACGTCGACATACGGCATCTACTCGTACACGCCCGCGCACAACATCATCCTTGATCGATGCAGCGCGTTTGCGATCGGCGTCAATGTGCTCTATCTGGTCGGCGCGACGAACAACGTTGTCATCCAGAATTGCGACTTCGAAAGCTGCGGCAACGTCTACCGCGTGGCGGCCGGCTCGTCGAGTATCCGCGTGACGGGCAGCTATATCGAGTACACGACGAATCAAGAGTTCTTCCACGAAGGGCCTTGCTACAACGTCATCGTCGAAGGCAACTGGATTGCGCTGAACGGCGGTGGCTCGGGCGCTGGATTGGGCGGCGGCACGGCGACCTATCAAAACTGGGCCGGCGGATCGTTCAAGCACAACAGCGGCTTCAACATGTCGATCGCATGGGATACGACCGTATCCGATGTGGACGTCGGCGAGAACTTCTCTGTCGGCTCATTCACGGTCGGCGTCGCGCCGTTCACTGCTGTGTCGAGTTTCACGAATACGTGGACGGCTGGCACGCATACGGTCGGTTACAAGAAGTTCGAAAACGGCCTTGTCGAGATCCGCGGCAACTGCACGGCTGGCGCCTCGTCGCTCGGCAACGTCGCATTCCAGCTCCCGGCTGCATATCGCCCGGTTCAACAGAAGGTGTTCGCCTGCATCACCACTACAAACGCCTTGGCTGTCGTGATTGTCGACACGAACGGGAACGTCGTTCCTAACGTGCCTGGCGGCGGCGTCGGTGCAGTGGTCAACCTTGACGGCGTGATGTTTAACGCCGTGCCGCAATAAGGGGGCGGCAATGGCTGGCATGCAGCAAAGCCGATGGCTCGATACGACCGTCAATATCCAGACGCTCGTTACCGGGATCATCGGCGCCGCCATCGCTCTGGTGGCTGTCTATATCGGGCTCATTGGGCGGGTTTCGACGCTCGAAGAGCACGACAAGCAGCAGGAGGCGCACTTCAGTCGAATCGAGATCGCCATGCAGGAGCAGCGCTCCGACATGCGTGATCAGCTTCGGGATATCGGCCAGAGCGTGAAGGACACGAACGCGAAGATCGACGCCTTGAAAGATCAGTTGGTGTCAAACAGCGCCGGCAACCGGCCTGGCATTCGAGGGTGGACGAAATGAAGCAACTTCTGATTGAAGATTGGCGCGCGGCATACAAGTTCGCGTCTGTGCGAGTCGCGGCGTTCCTGACGCTGCTGTACTCGCTGATTCCGCTCGCGGCGGATCAGTGGCCGAACGTGATGCCTTCGTTCGTCGCGTGGTTTCCGAAGAACGGCCAGCAGTACGCGCCGATCATCGGCAGCGTCCTTTTCATTCTTGCCCGCGTCGTTCAACGGCCGCCTAAGCAATGACAAACGACAACCTCGCCAAACTGATCGTCGAGCTGCGCCGCGATGAAGGCGTGCGCTACTCGGTCTACAAAGACACGAAGGGCATCAATACCGTCGGCGTCGGGCACAACCTGCAAGCGAAACCGCTGCCTGCTGGATGGGCGTATCCGCTGAACGACACGCAAGTCAACTCGCTGCTCGACGACGATCTTGAGGACGTGTTCCACGATCTCGGGCGCAACTTGCCTTGGTGGACGGATCTGAACGATGTACGCCAGCGCGTGCTCGCGAACATGGCTTTCAATCTCGGCATCACGAAGTTGCTCGGCTTCAAGAACACTCTCGTCGCGATGCGTCAGGGCAAGTATTCGGCGGCGGCGGACGGGATGCTCAATTCGGCGTGGGCGTCGCAGGTCGGCATCTACGACAAGAACGGCCAGCCGGGCAGGGCGCTGCGGCTCGCAACCATGATGAGGGACGGCAAATGATCGCGCTACTCGGAAGCATCTGGCCGTTCCTGCTCGCAGGCGGCGGCATCCTGTTCGGCCTGTTCTCGCACCTGAGCGCGAAGTCGACGGCTGCCGTAGCCAACCAGAAGGTCGCCGAAGCGCAGACGGTCGCAGCACAAGCGCAGACACAAGCCGCACAAGTTCAAGACGCTGCCGCGCAGTCGAATGCGACAGCCGCACAAGCCGGCGCTCAGGCGCTAAAGGAACGTGAAAATGTTGAATCGACTGTTGCCTCTCAGCCTGTCGGCGCTGCTGCTAAGCAGTTGCGCGACGACGGATGGACCCGCGATTAAACCCGAGCCCGAAGTTCGAATCGTCACGCAGACGAAGATCGTCGACACAGGCTGCGACTGGACGAAGCCGATTTTCGTCAGCAAAAGCGATGTCCTGAGTGACGAGACGTCGCGCGAGATCCTTTCTCACAACCTGGCAGGCGCGAAAAA